CATCTATGATTATTGCTTCTTGCTGATTATATCCGTCCCACCAAGGTGTGCCATCTTTTATGTAGTGTATCGGATGATTATCTATACACTTTCTAGTTTTGCCTGTGCCTGCCTTACCATATAACCAAAAGACTTGTGGTGGTTCTGTTCTTGCCTGCATAACTGCATTGAACATTTTTTCTAAACTACGCGAGTACCGAACATAAAGTTCGGGGTACTCAAACATACAATCTTCTAGAGTCAACTCTTTATTTTTTATTTTATCAGCAAGTTCCTTAATGTCTGTTCGACTTCCCTGACCTACTCGGCATTCGCCTACTTCATAGATGTTTGAGTTATCTTTAGAGCAATATTCTTTATTCTGCTGGTCTGTACCATTTGCAATTGTTAGGTGTGCACGTGGCAAACTTTTTTTCATAATCGTGAGCGATAATGGTGTGCTTAAATTGATATATCCTTGTAAATGAGGAGTACCGGTTTCACCGACCTCCTCACCGCAAATACCGTAATTTGCTTTCTTAAACAATAAGTGAACGCCAAACCAATCAGTTTTGCTAAAGTTATTAATAGTGAAGCACCAAGTTCTATGCCGAGACATATATACTATATAAAGAAAAAAAATCCGCCCAAACAAACGCAATACATGCGTTTGTCCGCCCGCCCGTTCCGCCCTATTTTTTGCCTAAAGATTCCGTCCAAGATTTGTACGGAAGTTGGGGGGTAATACTGACCCCCAACTTTTCCTAAAGATTCGATGCCTTCGGCGACCCCCGGCAGCGGGGGGTCTGCCCTCTACCGCCGGGGGGCGTTGGGGCGTTGCCACCCCCTTCGGGGGTAACTACGTTAAATTTGTGAGCATATATGGTCACAGATTTTTATAACATGAAATTGCTTATTTCTCATGGGGGGGGTATCACGATTTTTCTTAATTATCGGTAAAATACCATCGACAATTATATAACAAGGCAGCACCAGTGTTTGTGAGCACATCACCGTCAGACGCTGTTACAAACAAATAAAACTGATTTTTTGTAGTAATATTAGTAGCATCTGTGTTAAACTTAAGATGATGATTTAGTTTCAAAGGAATTTTCACCTGCATGTTAGAACGAGAACTAGTTACACTATCAGTATGTAACGTTACCTGACCTTGTTTTATGACCTTCATCGCAGTGAAGTATTCGGGGTCTCGTGAACTGAAATAATCGTTAACAGTTGAAAAAGGATTCACTTCAAGAAATTGAGTAAGCGACGTTGATGCAGTATAATTAAATCCATTGTCTGGACGGCAGACGATATACCATCTGCATTTGAGTCTGTTAACTGTTGATGCTTGTTGTGTAAATTGTAAGTCGATACATGCACTGGTTATTTTAAGAGAATTACCAATTCTTGTACTCTGGGTTACACCTTCTAACGGAAAAGGAGTAATTATAGTGGCATAGGCACCAGAAACACCAGCACCTGCCACCTGTGCAACACCTACAGTATTTGAGAGCGTAACATCAAACCTTTTCTTTTCCACATTAACAAGATGCTTAAGCATTGCAACATCTTTATAAATATTTTTTACATTGGGCATACCCTTTTTAACATACCGCTTCTTAGCGGCACCATAAACCTTGCGAGCAACTCGTCTAACAACACGTTTCGCGTACTTCTTAAATGCCATTTATAATATATAGATAGAATTTAAATTATTTCTTGTACAGAAGTTAGACGACGGGTAACCTGATCTAACTCATTTCCCTGCCAATAATATTGGGGAGGGTGTTCACACGTAATATAAATAAACGGTGAATTAATTTGGACATAACTACCCTTGACTTGACCTTGATATACATAACGGTCTAAAATTCTGAGAAGCGTTCGGTAAGGAATATTATTATCGAAATCATCTATGATTATTGCTTCTTGCTGATTATATCCGTCCCACCAAGGTGTGCCATCTTTTATGTAGTGTATCGGATGATTATCTATACACTTTCTAGTTTTGCCTGTGCCTGCCTTACCATA